GGGTACTTGCGGGCGTTCACGTACAACTTGGCCTGCGAGATCGCGCCTGAGTTCGGCGTTGAGCCCAGCCCCCAGGTGCAGCGCATTGCGATGTACAGCAAGCGCAACTTGAAGCGCATCAACAACCCAGACGATGTAATGTCCATGCCCTACGCCATCGTGGCTACGCGGCAGCGGTTCAACGTCTATGCTGGCAACTATTGATCATGGAATTCACTTTTCGTTCTCGTAAGGTGGAGTTGTGCATTCGCTTGGGCCGCGTGTACAACGTGATGCTGGAAAAGTATCTTGACTCTGCAATCAACGTGCGCGTCGGTAAGACTGTTTGGACTACCGGCAACGGCTTGCAAAGGATAGGTCAAGCATGAAGACGCCGATCCTAGGTTCAAGCTATGTGGCCCGCAGCGTCAACGCTGCGGATGCCCGCATGGTCAACCTGTTCCCCGAGATCGTGCCCGAGGCGGGCAAAGAGCCTGCGTTCCTGAACCGCGCCCCCGGCCTGCTGTTGCTCAACACCATTGGCACCGGCCCGATCCGTGGCTTGTGGGCGTTCTCGTCCAGCGACAGCACGGCCTTCGTGGTGTCGGGCACCCAGTTGTTCAAGATCACTACCGCCTACGTGCCCACGCTGATTGGCACCGTGGCAGGCACTGGGCCGGTCAGCATGGCCGACAACGGTGCGGTGCTCATCATTGCCGCGAACGGGCCAACCTACACCTACCTGAACCTTCCCGGCGATCCGTTAGACGGCGACTTTCGCCGGATTACGGATGTAGGCTTTCCTGGTGCAGTGACCGTGGCGTATCTGGACGGCTATTTTGTGTTCAACGCACCAAATAGCCAACTCATGTACATCCTTTCAACGGTCACTGCTACCGGGTACATCTACCCGTTGGTGTTTGACCCGACGGAATTTGCCAGCACAGAGGGCTCGCCTGACGGTCTGGTGGCCGTCATCGCCAACTTCCGCGAGGTGTGGGCCTTTGGCACCAACTCGATTGAGGTCTGGTCTGACACGGGCGCGACAGACTTCCCGCTACAGCGCATCCCCGGCGCGTTCAACGAGTTGGGCTGCGCTGCCCCCTACTCAATTGCCAAGATGGACAACGGCCTGTTCTGGCTCGGGCGTGACCGGCGCGGCCAGGGCATCGTCTACCGGGCCAACGGCTACGCGGGTCAGCGCATCAGCACCCACGCCGTTGAGTGGCAGATTCAGCAGTATTCTGACCTGTCAGACGCGGTGGCGTACACGTACCAGCAAGACGGCCACAGCTTTTACGTGCTAATCTTCCCCACGGCCGACACGACTTGGGTGTATGACGTTGCCACGCAAGCCTGGCATGAGCGTGCGGGTTGGGACAACGGCGAGTTCACCCGGCACCGCAGCAACTGCCAGATGTCGTTCAACAACAATGTCATCGTGGGCGACTACCAGAACGGCAACATCTACGCTTTTGATCTGGAAGACTACTCGGACAACGGCAGCATCCAGAAGTGGCTGCGCTCATGGCGGGCGCTGCCCACCGGCCAGAACAACTTAAAGCGCACCGCGCAGCACAGCTTGCAGTTGGACATTGAGTCGGGCACTGGCTTGACTGGATCAATGATTGCCGAAACCATATACCTTCAGACCGAGGATGCTGATTATTTGACCACGGAGTCAAGTGATCGGCTAATCGCAGACCAGCAAACCGTGGTCACTCAGGGCAGCGACCCCGAGGTCATGCTGCGCTGGTCGGACGATGGCGGTCACACATGGTCGAACGAGCACTGGGCGCAGATCGGCAAGATTGGCGAATACTATCGCCGGGTGTTCTGGCGCAGGCTTGGGATGACGGTAAAGCTGCGTGACCGCGTTTATGAGCTATCGGGCACTGACCCTGTGAAGATCAGCATCATGGGCGCAGAGCTAATTCTGAGCCCGACCAATGCTTAGCCCAACCCCGCCAATCATCACACCCCCACGGGTGCCGCTGGTTGACCCGCGCACGGGGTTTATTGACCGGGCGTGGTACTTGTTCTTCTTGTCGCTCAACAGAGCCACCACGGCGGTCATTGACGAGTCTGGGATTACGTTTAGCGCCGAGTCAACGATTGCGTCGGTTGAAGCGGAACTGCAAGCGCTGGCGCAGTTTGCGGAGACGCAGCCTAGCGTGGAAGGGTTGCTGTCGCAGATAGCCGAGATGCAAAAGCAGATCGACGCGCTGGCGTTGCTGCCTGCACAAGTAACCGCTATGCTTTCGCAATTGGCCGATGTGAGTGCTATGAACCCGTCTGACGGCGACAAGTTGATCTACAACGGCACCACCGGCAAGTGGGAGCAAGACTCCCGCAGCTACCTCATGCTTGAATAAGGAAACATCATGACCGTATCAGTAAAAGTCCTCGTTCCCGCCAAGACGGTCGAGAACAGCCAAACTACCCAGTACACCGCGACTGGCGTGACGGCCATCATCGACAAGTTCACCGCGACCAACTTCACCGCTACGGCGGCGACCATCAGCGTCAATCTTGTCACGGCGGCAGGCTCGTCGGGCAACAGCAACCTGATCACCAAGACCAAGACGCTCCAGGCGTCCGAGGTGTACACGTTCCCCGAACTGGTCGGTCAGGTGCTTGGCATTGGCGACTTCATCAGTACAATTGCTGGGACTGCCAGCGCCATCAACATGCGCGTCAGCGGGCGCGAAGTGACATAAGGGGAACATCATGAGTTTAGGTCGTCTTTTAGGGGCCGGTCTCGGTTTCTTGCTTGCGCCGGCAACTGGCGGCGCCAGTCTTGCGTTAGCATCTGCGGGGCTTGGGGCTACGCTTGGTGGTGCGGTTGAAGAAGCTACAGGTGGTGGCGCGTCGGGCGCAGCGGAAGATGCTGCACAAGCGGCAAACGCCGCCAGCGACCGCAACTTAGCGCTGCAACAGCGCATGTATGACGAGGGCATAGCCCGACAGCAGCCTTTTTATCAGGCCAGCGTTAACGCGCTTCCAGGATACCTTCAAGGCATCGGGCAAGGTGGCGAGTTGGTGCGCGGGTTCACGCAAGCCGATTACCAAGCCGACCCCGGCTACGCCTTCCGTTTGTCCGAAGGCATGAAAACCTTGGAGCGTGGTGCGGCGTCCCGTGGCAACCTAATGTCGGGCGCAACGCTGAAAGGCATTCAACGGTACGGTCAAGACCTTGCCTCGCAAGAGTACAGCAACGCCTATAACCGTTTTCGTGATACGCAAGGGCTGCGACGTAACGCTCTTGCAGGCGTTGTCGGGTATGGCCCGACTTCCGCAAATGCTATGGGCAACATGGGCCAAAATTACGCCGCGGGCGCAGGTTCAATTATGAATCAACAGGGCGTTAACACCGGCAATGCTTTGCTGGCGGGGCAGCAAGCTCGAAGCTCTGCTTACGGTCAAGTTGGTAGCGCGTTAAGTAGCTACCTAGGCAACTCTGGTGGATCAGCGCAAGCCGCGTTTAGCCAAACTGGCCTTGGTGGGTCAGGCTTTGGCAGTGGCTTGGCGTATGGCAATCAAGACCTTGGTCAATATTTCTAAGGTGTAATCATGGCACTTAACTTTAACCTCCTAGCCCAAGAAGGCCCGAAAAACTTTTACGAAGGGTTTGAGCAAGGCCGACAAGCTGTAGCGCAGAACGCCCTCGCGCAGCAAAAGCTGGCGCAAGAGGGTGAGATGATGTCCATGCGTCGGCAAGAATTTCAGGCAAATCTTGAATCCTCGCGAGCGGAACGCAGGCGCAAGGCGACGGTTGAAAAGACGGCCATGTTTCGCGACCGGATACTTAGAGCGCCTACGCCGCAGGCTGCGCGTGAGCTAGTTCGGATGCAGCATTCGGACCCTGACCTTGGGCCTGTGATGCAACAACTTGGCTCGCTTGACCAAGACTTGGCTGACATTCCAGACGATCCGACAGGCTTTGAAAACTGGCGTCAGCGCGAAGCGATGGGCGCTGCTGAGTTTATTAAGAGCCAAGCGTCTGAGCGTGGGTTCCAAGACCTCTTGGCAAGAGTTAGGGGTGGGCAACAGGGCGCTGCTGTTGCGCCCGCCATGCCATCGTCTGCGCCCGGAGCTATGGCCGCGCCTGCTGAATTGGCTGCGGGTGCTCAACCAGAACCTATGGCCCCTGTCCCCGGCGTAATTTCCACAAGCCGCGTCCCCGGCGTAACTACCGCACCGATTTCTATGCCTGCGGCTGCTGGTGAGGGCGTGCGCGGAATTGTGCCTGCCGTCAACACCCTTGCACCCCCTGCCGCTGCGCCTGTCAACGCAATGCTTGCAGCGCAGCCTGCGGGCAGAGGCCGGACACCCGAGCAGATACGTGCCGAGATTGATCAGTTGAGCATGTCAAGCGTGTCAAACGACCCTCGCGTTGTGCGGATGGTTCAGACATTGATGAAAGAGTACGAGGCCGCGCTCAAGCCTGACCCGTCAGAACTGCGTACTATGAGAGAGTTAGGCTACCCGCTGACGCCGG